TCTACATTTGCATCTAATGGAAGAGTAGTTAATACACCAGTATAACCAAAACCAATTTCTGCTGAACTTGTTGTACTTACAGCAGATACATCTATTTGATTTGATCCTTGAGTATAGTTACCAAGATAATCATTACCAGATACGACGTCGACCTTTGCATTGTTTTCAAAAATTGAATTTGTTGTGAACACTCCATTACTTCCTGAGAAGTCATCACTGCAATCTAAAGTAGCTGTATCCAAGAACTCCTCTAGCATAAACCTTACAGTACCACCACCTAAATCTCTTTTAGCAACACAAAATAATCGTTCATCAATAGTACACATACTGTGAAATGCACCAGTAGTGCCAGTATCAGAGGTTGTCCACAATGTCCATCCAGCCTTTTGTTCATTACGAATTGAGTGAAACACTGCGATTGTACCATCACTATTTACAAAGAAAGCATAACTTTCAGGTCTTGTTAACGCACCACGCATAGCTGTCATTTGCGTTGGGTCGATCACAAGATGTGAACTTAATAGTGAAATAGGTGTTGATACATACGCACTTTCCTCGTCACTAAATACAAACTCTCTTACTGTTCTACCACCTCTTTGAACATATACTGTAGCACCATCAAATGGTGTAGGTCGTACACTTGCACTACCAAAAGGTGTTTGTCGTCGTATCTGTGCATTTGTTGGTGTCAATGCACTGCTTGCAAAAGATGGTATAAAAAATTCAGAAGTGCTTGTGAACACTTGTAAATCTCGTGAACTTGTTAAATGTTTAATAGAGTTGAACTCACCAGCACTGATTGCAAACTGTATGCTCTCATTTGATTGTGCTGTACCAACATCAAAGTTAAAAAACTCTGAAGTTTTCGACGACCATATTCCATCAGGTTGACTTGTTGTACCAGCAAACCAAAGTCTATCTTCATGGAATGTAACAGCACTTGGAAAACCTCTAAGTGTAGAATATGATTGTTCATCAAAATCTGTGTCTGCTGATGTTCCTGATAATGTTTTACGAACAGTTGCATTGACTTGAGTTGCACTTGTAAAACCACTAACAAGACATTCATTACCTTTGTATCTTATAATAGTTCCTACATGACCACTTTCAAAATAGTTTGCAGAAGTTGTCAATGTAATACTACCACTTGTACCACTTGGAGTAAGAGTTACACCACTTTCTTGAAATGCAAAATATGGTTGGAATTTTTCATCATTAGCTGTTGTTTCATCAAATGCAAACTTTCTTACTTCAAATGTTGTAAGTCCAGTTCTAACTATTCTCATTTGTATATGAGAACTATGAGCAACAAACATATTATCAGCAGACTGTGCTATAGTTTGATGTTCTATTGTATCAACAGTCCACGGCAATGTTGTACTATCTGTATCTGCTGTTAATGCTTGGATATGAGATATTGCACCAGTTGATGCAACTATACGAAAGAAGTCACATCTGCCAGCACTAAATGCTACAATGTATCTTTCGTCGTCAGAAAATAAAAATGGTTCTATCTTTACTTGTAATCTTTTTGCATTGTCTACTGTGATAGTAGTAAACTTATGAATAAACTCTGTGCCTGGTCTACGTTTAACTCCACCCTCTGCCATCAAAAAAAAGTTTCTTACTTTTTCTGCTGATTGAACATATACATTCAAATCAGTTCTTGATGTCATTGCTGGTGAGACTTCACCTCTTTCAAAGTTGTTGAGAGGTATTCGAATACGAGCCATTAGACATTACTCGATAATGTACCAGTTGTCCTTCTTGATGTAACAAAACGATTAGTAGAAAGTCTAAGAGTTGTTTGCTGTTGACTATCAAGTGTTCTTGCTTTCTGCATAAAGAACCTTGCTTTCTCAAACATATTGTTAGACATACTATCATTTCTTGCTAGTGCTAATGCAAAGTGTCCAGACAGTTCATAGACGACAGCTTGTACAAAGTATGCTGGGAACTTAGCTTCTAATTGTCTAAAGTTATAATCTATGACGACGACATCATTAACACTTGCATCATTGAAGATAAAGTTACCATAAATCTGATAGTCAATATTTCTATCATTTACTGTAACAGCATTTATCATTAATGAGTCAGAAGGTATTTGGTAAGCTGAATTATATCTACCAGTTGGTTCATCTGATAGTCTGTTACCTATTGCTTGGTTTACTGCAAATCTCCATCTTGTATTTACAAGACTAGCTTGAATAGTATCTTCATAAAGATTAACAGCAACCAATGCTTCGTTTGATCCATCACTAAAAGAAGTAATTGGTTGTGCGCCAATCAACACCAGTGACCGAGTACATATATCGATAGGAGATGTCGCTGATGTTGATTGACTCATATTATTTAGTCGCCATCTGTTTCTGCAACAGCAGTTCCGTCTGAAACGTCAACTACTGTACCAGTGTTTGAAAGCACGGTACAAAAATTTGTTGTTGGAGTATTAGTATCCATAACAATAATTAAGTCCCTTACGTTCAACATATTAGCAGAGTTATTAAAATAACCAGCACTATTAACAGTTGCGATTGTATCTGTGGTTTGATAAATCCAAAGATTTACTCCACTAGCACCACCTATTCGGTGTAATCCAGTTGCACTATAAGCCATCATCTACCTCCTAACTGTTATTGTCTAAGAACTCATAGACACCATTGTCATCAATAACAACAGCACCCATTGACATCATAGACGTTGCAAGGTGAGATACCCTTTCAGGTATGTAATTTAATTCTGTTGTGACGTCGGCACCAATACCTAGTCCTACAGCAGAAGTGTGATAAGCCATATTCTTACCAGCAGTTACTGAAGAAGAAGAGAAGAACATAAAACCTAAGAAGTTCTTAGCTGTCATTCCACCAGCAAAAGGTAAGTTAGCTTCACCAACAAAGTCTGCACTAGCAAACTCATTGATTGCATATAGATCAGCAAATCCCTTTGGGTTCATTGCTACATATCGACCACCATCTTCTGGAATGTCAGCAACACCAAACTGCTCAAACAATGCTAACACATCTGCCTTTTCAATAGCAGAACTTGTGTCATGAATTTGAGTAGAGTTAGCACCACTATCCATAGCAGTGATTAATATTTCATCAGTCTTTCTACCTAAAGCACCAGCTTCAGACTTAGCGATTGCCTGACGTTCATCTATATTAGTTTTGATTTCATCCAACTTGTCAATATATTCGGCAGCATAATGATCTTCCATTGTTACATCAACAGTTGTGTGGGTCAATTCCATAGGTGTGATTTGACCATTTCTACTTTTAGTAGAAGCTGAACCTTTACCAATCTTCTGAAAGCGAACTGTGCTTCCTCTCACATTAGCAACAGTACGCACAGTGTTCCTTAATTTAGAACCCATACGTTGATATGCTAAGTGTACTTCAGATTCAAACTGTCTAATAAAAGCAGTATCAATAGTATTAGCCATTGATTGTCTCCTTTAAAAAGTTAAAATTTATCAGTTTGCAGATGATTGTCCAACTTTCAGCTTCATTAAGATTGTCTTTAAAAAGGTCTTTCAGCATACATTGGGTCATTACGAATTAAGCATTGGCATTTCTAAACCTTCTTGACAACGCACAAAACGTAAACACTCAAAACTATTTACATATACTGGTACAGAATAAAAACTAAACCCAAGCCAAGCTAACCAAGTTATTGTTCTTTTATGATCTGATGGTACAACATTTTCTAATACCTCATAATCTTTTTGCAAAAGTTCAATAATCTCTCGTGATGCTTTTAAAAAACTAAAGTGGTTTTTCTCTATATCTTTACTGCCAAGTAACCATATAGAAGCAAAGCTACTGTTGTTTGAATACTGCATTGTACCAAACATACATATAGGAATGTCGTCGACAAGTGCTGTAAATGTTTTACAGCCTTTATCAACTAGTGGCATATGTAATGCACGATTAGGTGAAACACCATGAATGATACATTCACGAACATCCTCAGGTCTTAGATTTTCTTGTAGATACTTTGCATCTTCACTTGTTGAAGAAACAATATCAATTCTTCCTATCGTAGCTGTATAGTTACGAACCATACAGTTTATTGAAACCATCAGTTACTTTATTGACAAAGTTTTGATCTCTTTCACCAGGCTTCCAATATCTAGGATCACGCATCATTTCATCTAAATCATCTTGATTTAATGAAGATGGTTGAGTTGCATGACCACTAAGACTACTGTTCTTTTGCATCTCCATTATCTTTTCAAGAACACCAATGCCTTCAGCAGTTGAAGCAAGGTTTTGTATTGCACCAAACTCTTCTTCAGTAAAGTTATTCTGTGTCCACAAAGTTACTGCATCAAGTCTTGCTTGAGCATTATCACCTAACTTTGCTTTCTCAGCTTCAATGTCAGGTTGCATACTATTCATAAACTCAGCAAACTTTCCTATACCAGCTTCAAACTCTTCTTGTGAATAACCATTTTCAAATGCTTCATTAGCCCACCAGTTAAACATTTCATTATCTTGGGCTAGTTCTTCATCAATGCTTTCAGGTATTTTGTAATCACCAACTGATGCTGGTCTACCATTATAGAACTCTTGTTCAAGTTCTTGTAGAAACTGATCTCTTACAGTTTCATCTTTTTGACCAATCTTACTTTCTAATTCACCATAACTTTGAACTAAACTTTCAGGTGTTTCAAACTTTTCAGGCAACCATTCAGGTCTTGTTTGTTCCACTTCTTGGCTTGTTGAAGAGTCCGTCTGATCGTTTACTACTGTCTGTGTCGCTTCTTCCATTCTTTACTCCATGATTATGAACAATTCTGCGTTCAATTATCCCTACAATATATCGCTGACCCTCAAGGTGACGTAGCTTTGCATCTGTTATATCAGGTCCAGCTACCATTTCTATAGTTATACTTTTAAGATATTTCAAGACTTCTTGACCTATTGGTGTAGAAAAACAACTACCAACAGCATCTGAAATCATTTCATCATTTTCTTTTGATCTTGGGAATCCATCAATTCCAATATTATTTGTCATGTAAACTTCCTATGCGATTTAGTTTTATCCGAAATACGTTTTGGTTGTTTAGAAAACTGTTTGCCTTTTTTAATGGCACGACGTTTTGCTTTAGTTGACCTTGCGTACTCTTCGTCAGATAATGCACTAATTGCAGAGGAAGGTAAATATCTTTCTCCAGTTGCATCTTTTCCTTGTGTCGACGGCTTACCACTTTTGGTTCGCCATTTCTGTTTAGTCCATGCAACTAAGGATCGTTGAGGTTTCTTCATGAGGTATAGCCACCACCAGCTTTCTTATATGCTAATGCTAACATTTGTGCTTTACGAGCAGACCATTGACCAGGCTTTCCACCTTTGCCACCAGCCTTTATTCTTGCGAATATTCTTTTACGCATTGCTGGCTTGGTATAGTTGCCAGCTTCATTTACTGCCATTTTTCTTTTTCTTCATCTTTGAAGCCATGATTTTTTTCTTCAATGCTTCAGGTAAATTCTTTTGTTTGCCTGATAGCTTTTGATCATTTGATGGTCTACCCTTTTGTGAACCATATGTTCCTTTACCCATTGGCATAGTTTATCTCCTTAACAATCCCATTTACGAAGTGACTTATTAATTCTGCTATTGGGATCGTTTGCTGTTTTAGCAGAAGTTAATTTTCTTTTCATACCACGCATCCTAGCACAAAAACTTTTTCGACGACTAGCAGACTTTGGACTTTTCTTAGCTTGTTCTCTTGATACTGGTGGTTTAAGATTGCCACCTTTGGCATTGTAGGAAGCACGACCTTTTGCATTTAATCCACCCTCAGGGTTTTTACCTTCTTTTCTTTGCCAAGCTGGAGTTGCCATTTATAATTTGTTTCTCCAAGTTTCTTTACCATATATCCTTAACCATCTTTGTTCTAGCCTATCTAACTCCCTTTCTGCATCTACATCTGGAGTATGAGCATTATCTAATAACTTATGTAAATTAATTATTTTTTGTTCCATATTTTTTCTTTGTTGCATCCAAGCTACTGTCTTATTTTTTGGTTCTTTGATTGGTATATTGTTATTTTTTTTCTTGGATTTTCTTATAGAAGCATTTAATTTTTTTTTATCAATCATTATCTTTTTCTTTTTGTAAATCCTTTAGGTCCAGCAGTAATACTTTCACTTGTATCAACTGCTTTACTTGATGAATAAACATTTACACCAAATACACTTTGAGAAATTTTATTTACCTTTTTTTTAAATCGTTCACCTCTTTCCTTATTTGCTTTTATCATTTTAGGATCATCTGTATAGAACATTATTCTTCCTCCATCATAGGTTGCTGTTGTTGTTGCTGTTGAGCAAGCTGTGCTGTCATTCTAATTATCTCTTCACGGCTGGCTTTATCTCTAATAAGATTATCAGGAACACCAAACTTCCTTGCTAGATGTATAGATGTTTCTTCACTATCTATTAACAAGTTAATCATCTGTGGTCCAAATCTACCACCAACTAATTCTAAGAATCTGTCGACGGAAACAATATCCTGTTGTGCCTGTGCTTGTGCCAATGGAGAAACAGATCTTACTTTTACTTCTCTACCATTGATTGTAGGTATCTCAATACGACCTTGTTTTTTTAGTATATGTACAACTCTTTGTAATACTGGTGTTACAAGTTCAGCTTGTAATCGACCGAAAGCAGAACCTATGCGTCTTGATAGATCAGCCATTCTTTCAGCAATCTCTGTAGCACTAGCTGGTGTTCTGTTTGGATCACCAAGCATATCATTATACAATGCTCTTTTGATATTATTACGCATATCATTTAACACAAGATCAGCGACATCAAATCTACCAGCAGTTGCTATTGGCTGTAATCCAGCAGAACCAGGCGACTTTGGAATTACAGTTCCCGGCACTAATGAAACATTGTCAGGATTTATAACTCCATCATCTTCCATCTGATAGATACCAGATATAGCCATCTGTGCATTTTCTAATATTAGTTCAATAGTAAGGTTGGTAGTCTTGATTGCACTGAGGGCATTGATTAACGGACCTCTCCCATAAACCTCCCCAGATGCTTTCGACCAGCGATAAGCTATTATAGGACATGAACCAACACCCTCATACTGTTCATCTAAAATCTTCTGTTTTGTCTCAAGATCAATAACGCAATATTTATGAGCCATAACATTAATTCTAGAATAATCTCTATATACTATTTCTAGTATCTTTCTTTTTTCTTCAGGACTTCTAAGGACTGCTTCTTTTATTTTTTGCGGAATAATAGCTTTCGGATACGCAACCAAAAGCTGTCCACCCCTGATTTGACGTTCTCTATATATGGAGTCAACTCTGTCATCAGGACCGACATCCAAGACAACATGAGGTAATGGAATCGCTGAAAACCTAATCGGATTAACTGCATCACCCTCTTCGCATAATAGAACACCAGTTCCAACAGCACAGTCAAGAAACGACTCGTGTACTTCTTGAGCAAAGTTACTGTTCTGTAGAATCTCAAATACATAATCTGTTACTCCTTGCAGTTGAGAATTAACTTCATCTCTTTGTTCTTCAGGTACTTCTGAACCAGCAATAAAGTCAGCCCATCTTGCAAAGTTTGGTACAAGACCTGATTGCAACCTTGATGCAAATTCTTGTACACCGACGACGGCAGTTTCATCAAAGATTTTATCATCTCTTCTTTGACCAGGTGTTTCTGAATAAAAACTTTCTCTTTGTGGAAGAGCATACTCATAACATTCTTCAAACAATGATGTCCAATTATCTCTAAGTGACTTTGCTCTTTCATATCTTCTTAATAAATTATCTACTGGTTTATCAGCACCAGTATTGATTGGTGTAATTGTATTTACTTCAACCATTACATTGGGTCCTTATAATATCCGATACCACCTGATTGTCCTGATATAAGTGATCGACGACCAACTTTTCCAGAGGAAACCTTTTTGTTAAACTCTTCTTGTTTCTTTTTCTCTGCTTCTTGTCTTTTCTTTTCTTCAGCCTTTTGCTTTTCGATTTCAGGATCGACTTTGGGTTCAGGCATTACCATTTTAGGACTTTTAAAAAAACACATAATTTTCGATACTCCATTCAAATGACTTTAGCCACGCACAAAAATGATACATAGCCAAACCATATATTAATAAAAACACTCTTAACCTAACTACATCCGTGACCACAAGCCAACTCTTCTTTGTTTTGGTCGTCGACGAAAAACATCAAACTCAGGTTTTGCATTAAATGATCTTAGTGGTTTACTGTTTCCTATGATTGATCTACCCTCACCAGCACCCAACATTAGATATTGTAGTGCATCATGTATATGTGAATACATATTCTTATCAGGTTTGTCATCAAATCTTTCACCTGATACTTGTAATCTTCTATATTGGTATCCACCCTCAAAACCTTTTATTAGCTGTCGACAGCGATAGTCAACCATAAATGCTGGTACACCCTCAACCATCTTCATCAATGATTTATTTACAGCTTCTATTCTTAGAGATACATCATTAGATGGTGCTGGTAATGCTCTTAATCCAGCACCTCTGAGTATTTGAAATGGTGTGCTTTCATCTGTTTGCGCCCTGAAGTCACCACTTGGATCACCATATATCAGTGCTTCACAGTTCAAATATTTAGTTGCAATCTCTTCTCTTAACAGTTCAGAGAACCTTACTATACCCATATCAAAAGCAACTATCTCAGCTTGTATTAACCAACGACCTCTTACTTTCTGTGCAAATACCCCAGCTGGAGTTAGTCCAAAGTCTAATCCTATATATACTGGCTGACCATCTGCTACTGGTATTTCTTCTTTTGATATATGAGTATCTCCTACAAACATTGGATATATTGGTTTACCATCAGAGATAGTACCAAGTTTGTTCATTACATATACATCTATCCAAGACTTTGTTTTTCCTTTAACAGTATTTTCATAGTATGTACTCAAAAGGTTTTTTCTGTTTTCTGCTTTACTGTTTTCTTTATAGTCGACGACAGTACCATCTTCGTTTTTCTTTTCCAACATTCCTGGTGGCTGTGTAAAGAATAACCAGTTATCAGGTTTGACTAGCATCTTTATTTCTTCTTTTGGAATATGATCTGGTACTGGAACTTCACCTGACATAATCGCCCACCAGTGATCTTCCTCAGGTGCATTGGTATCACAGATTATACCTGACCAGCTTGGACCTCCATCTCTCATAGATGGAAAACGACCAACACGCATGGTACAAGCATCAATAATTGATTTGGGTATCTCTCTTGCTTCATTAACCCATATACCAGTTAGTTCTAATGACAGTAGTTTTTTTACATCTTCAGGTCTATCAAGTGCTAAGAATATAACTTCAAGTTCCATATCACCTTTGCTTATAAAGTGAGTATATGGAACTTCCCATCTAAACTTACCCCATGTATTTTCTGGAAACCAATCTA